GTATCTGCCCGGACCGTTTCACCAGTACCGGGAAGACGTGAAGGCGCTGGCGAAGGAACACGGCCTGCGCATCATCGACGCGAGCATCACCGAAAGTCGCGAGGGTGAGGCTGATGATGTGCCGGAGGTTACGGTGCGGCACGTTGAACCGGCACCGGTGTTGTTGATCGCCGATAGTGGTGATCACGCTGCGCTGCAGGAGCTGATCGATAAGTTGAATGCGGAGCGCGATCGCATCGTGCCGCTGATCGACGCCGCCGAAGGTCTGTCCGAACTGGAACACCCGGGCGCCGGCGAACTGCCAATCCGCTTGTTCGGTGCGCTTAAAGCGATTCAAGAGGGTTTCGAAACCCTCACGGGTGAACGTGACAACTTGGCGGGCGAGGTTGAATCGCTCCGCGCTGAAGTTGTACGTCTCAAGGCAGCAGCGGAACCGGTCGACAATGCCGAGAAGATCGCCGGCCTCAAAGCGCAACTCGACGCCGCCAATGTGCCGTACCGGGCGAATGCTTCGGTTGAGTCGCTGGAAAAGGCGGTCGCTGAGCTTTCGAAGGCGTAATAATCCGGGTGCCCATTCACTGGCGCCCGATTCAAACAACACAGCGAGCTGATTCATGACTCTCATCATCGAGGACGGTACCGGCAAGCCTGACGCCGAAAGCTACGCATCCGCCGAAGACCTGGCCATGTACGCCGTGAAGTTCGGCGTGACCATCCCGGTGGAGGTTCCAGCGCAGGAAGCGCTGCTACGCCGGGCCGCTCTGGCAATGGACGGCATGACGTGGAAAGGGCGGAAGTCCAACAGCGAGCAGGCACTATCCTGGCCACGCCGCGGCGTCGAGCTGGATTACGAGATCAAGCCCGACAGATATCTGCCTGCGCGGATCCAGTACGGCCAGATGGCGCTGGCCGCCGAGATCCACACCGACGACGTCGACCCGATCGAGAAACGCAAAGGCGCGGTAACGCTGGAGCGTGTCGAGGGCGCGGTAACTCGCGAGTACGCGACGATCCCGAACACCAGCGGCCGACTGTTGCCGGCGGCGCCGGATCGCCCGAGCGCAACCCAGTTTGCCGACTACCTACAGAAGCGCGGGCTGTTTGCCGTCCGGGCATAGCTGAAACGGAGCCACCATGGCCTTCTACGACGAAATGGCCGTGATGGCTCTGGAGATGATCACAGAGTTCGGCCAGACCGTGACCATTAGCAAGACGCAGCCGGGCGAGTACGATCCTGAAACAGGTGGGGATTCACCGGGCGCCACCATCGAGCAGACCGCCCAAGGCATCCTGCTCGACTTCACCGGTCAGGAATTCCAGAACAACAGCCTCATCAAGCAGGGCGACAAGAAGCTGAAAATCGCCGCGCAGGGGCTGGAGTGGGTTCCGGATCTGCTGAACAAAGTGATCATCCAAGGCCGTACCTGGTCCATCGTACCGCCGCTGAAAGAGGTCAACCCAGCCGGCACCTCGATCCTGTACGAGCTGCAGGTGCGGTCATGAGCCGAGCAGGCGCTGGCCAGTCCGGAAGCTTCGCTTTGAGCCTTGCAGAGTTTGCCGCTAAGACTAGCGAAGCCATCGACGCGAGCGTGCGTGAAATCATCATCGAGGTAGGCAGCAGCCTGATCCGCATGTCTCCAGTGGGTAACCCGGAGATCTGGGCGCAGAACGCTATCGCGACCCAGTACAACAAGGCTGTCGACGACCACAACAGCGCGCTACGCAGCGATCCGGCCAACCTGACCAAAGGCGGCAGGCTCAAGAAAGGTCGCAAGCTCAACGACGGCATGGATATCGTCGCACCGGTGGGCTATGTCGGCGGCCGGTTCCGCGCGAACTGGCACATTTCCCTTGGCGTGGTCGAGAACGTCACCTTCGACGAGGTTGACCCGAGCGGCACCGAGACAGTCGCTGCCCTGGTCGCCGCGATGAGCGATTTCACCGCCGGCCAGATCGCCTACATCATCAACAACTTGCCCTATGCGATCCCGCTGGAGTTCGGCCATTCGACCCAGGCCCCCGGCGGAATGGTTCGGGTAACCGTGGCTCGCTTCCAGCAAATCGTGTTGGACGCCATCAGGAACAACCAAGTATGAGTCATGCCATCATCGCTTCGATCTACGAGGCAAAGCTGATCGCCTGGAACGCTGCTAGGCCGGAGAAGCTGAAAATCGTTTTTGAGAACATGGCCTATACGCCGGCGGCCGGCGAGACTTACCTGCGGGCGTTCACTATCCCGGGCGACACGGCCAGCAACACGCTCGGCGGAGACCACCGGCTGTATACCGGCGTATTCCAGGTCAGCATTATTTGCCCGGCCGGCACCGGTAAAGCAAAAACCAACCCCGTCGCTGCTGAAATCATCGAGTTATTTCCGCTTTATGCGCGCGAGGTGAAGAATGGTTTCGTAGTTACGCCCATGACACCTGTAGACGTCGGCCCAGGCATCACTGGCGACTCAACCTACACCGTCCCGCTGTCGTTCTCATACCGGTCCGACACCACGCCATAACCCGCCCGTTGGGCAAATCCTGAACCCGCCTCTGAGCGGGTTTCGTCATTTCTGCAAAGAGGAAAACCCATGTCTGTTTATTTCCCCAACGGGGCGACGCTTTCCATTTCCAGCGGATTCGCCGCCGCGAAAATGATTTCTGCGATCAGCAACGCGAATCCGGGTGTCGCTACCAGTGCCGCAAACGGCTTTGCCAATGGCGACATCCTTCTGATCACCTCCGGTTGGGAGGACATCAACGAGCGCGCCGTTCGTGTATCCAACGCAGCGGCGGGGGCATTCACCCTGGAAGGCATCGACACGTCCAACGTCGCTTTCTTTCCCGATGGCATCAGCGGCGGTACCGCGAAGAAAGTGTCCGGTTGGGTAGCGGTCAACCAGGTGATCGGCAACTCCATGTCCGGCGGTGAGCAGCAATACTGGACTTACGCACCACTCGAAGCGCGCCGCGACAAACAAATCCCTACCACCAAAAACGCGCAGGCGTTCGCTTTCCAGCTGGCTGACGATGACAGCCTGGCCTGGTACGAAGAGCTGGATAAGGCTGATCGAGAGAAGGAAGTGCGCATCTTGCGTATGTCGCTGCCCAACGGCAAGACGATCTACTACGCAGGCTATGCATCCTTCAACAAGACCCCAACGCTGGTGCGCAACGAAGGTGCGGCCGTTTCCTTTGGCTTCACCATCAACGCTGAAATCACCGCGTATCGTGCGCCGGTTGCTGCTGGCGGCGGGGCCTGATCATGGCGAAGTTCAAGATTGCGCAAGCGCCAACATTCACCGGTGCGGTGATGGTCCCGGTAGTTGGCCAGGATCCGGTGAAGGTGGAATTCATTTTCAAGTATCGGGACCGGATTGAGCTGGCGGCGCTGTTTGATGGGTGGAACCTACGGCACAAGGAAGCTCTTGAGCAGTTCGGCGACAAGCCTACGATGTCGCAGATCGTTGCGGTCGACACCGAAAACCAAGTGCAGCAGATCAAGGATCTGGTTGTTGGCTGGGAGTTCGATGACAAGTTCGACGACGAGGGCATCAAGGCGCTGGTGACGTCTTGCCACGGTGCAACCGAGGCCGTGGTAAATGCCTACCAAGCGGCCTACGCCAAGGCCCGTACGGGAAACTGATTCGCGCCGCCCGCGCCATGTATGAGCCTCCTCCGAATGCGGAGCAACTTGCCGCGTTCGGGTTGGACGCTGACGACATCGAAGAGGAATTCGAAGTTTGGCCGTGCCTTTGGCCAGCTTTCCTCCTGTTCAACAGGATGTCCACTCAGTGGCGTGTCGGCGCCGGCGGCGCAATTGGTCTCGACTACAGCAGCATCCGCGACGTGGCCGGGTTCCTCGGCATCAAGAAAAAGAAACTCGCTGAAATCTTCCCAGACCTTCAGGTGCTGGAAGGCGAAGCCCTGCGCGTCATGGCAGAGGAAAGGGAAAACAGCCCGTAAACGCGGGCATCTATTCAAGGTGAGTCGATGAACATTGCAGAACTCGGCGTCAAGATCGACTCGGCCGACGCTATTCAGGCCAAAACCAGCCTGGATGAAATGGCGAAGGCCGGCGGCCGCGCCGAGCAGTCCGCCGTTTCGTTGATGAACGAAATGCAGGCGCTGGAGAAATCGCTATCTAACAACGCCAAGACCACGCAGGATCTCGCAAAACAGCGGGAAGCATTGGCGAAGCTGACCGAGACCGGCGCCTATGGCGAGGCTGAGGCCGCCAAGATTTCTGCGCAGCTCGACAAGCAGCAGGTGGCGCTGGCCAAGTCGACGATGGATGAGCAGAAGGCCCTGAATAGTCTGCTGGGCGCCATTGACCCGGCCCGCGCTGCACTGGCGAAGCTGGATACTCAGGTCGAGCAACTGGGCAAACACTTGGATGCCGGCCGGATCAGCCAGGACGAGTACAACACCGCCCTGGGCAAGATCGACAAGGATTACGACAAGCTCAACAAAACCACCACCGGCTTCGACAAGCTGCGCCTCGGCACCCGCCAGGCACAGGAAAACGTCGTGCAACTGGGAAATGCGCTGTCTTCGGGAGACTGGGGTAGTGGCGTTCGCGCAGTCGCACAATTGGGTGCTGGTGCGGGTGAGGGTGCGGCGGGACTGCTCGCCATTCTAGGCCCGCTTGCGCTTGCCGCCGCCGCCGTAGGTGGTCTGGCGTATGCTTTCTACAAGGGGAGCGAGGAACAGGACAGCTACAACAAAGCGCTGATCCTGACCGGCAACTACGCCGGTGTGAGCGCCGGGCAATTGGGCGACATGGCCCGCCAGGTCAGCGCAACCGTTGGCACCACTGGCCAAGCCGCAGCCGTGCTCGCTCTGCTGGCCGACAACGGCAAGATCGCCGGCGAAAGCTTCACCGGAATCACCCAGG